GCTGTGGCTGATGTGTTTTGAAGCATATCGGCATTAACACCCATAGACATCTTGCTGATACCTGTTTTCTCTTCAACAAGCATGTCTAGATACTGTAGCGCAGGTAAAGTTGATCCAGCTACAAAAGGTACTGTTAATGGGTTTACTGAGCCAATCTGCTCTGATCGGATGATAGCGCCAATCTCGTTATTAAGCACATCGTCCATCTCAACCATATCTTCGTTAACTTCAAGCCGAGGCGTGTTAACAAGGGCTACGTTGTCTAGTATACCGCGTAGTACGCTAGTGGTAGTGTCTTGGTCATTCATCACCAATTCAGCCAAAGAGCGACCATAGAATGCGTGTGGCTCTGGATCTACGTGGAAATCAGCAAAGGGTACTTTGTCCCATGCTTCATAATCAAGTATCTCGTAACCAGTACCACCACATAAGAACTTGTGCAGTGTAGGTACGCCATCACCCTCTATATCAATACGCATATAGGCTTCTGTAACGATAATAACACGCATAGATGGGTCGTTAGCTAGACCTTCAGTAGTGTCGATTGATTCACCAAAGCGTAAGATTTTCTCTTCTTCACCGCTTAACGTGTCATCGTCCTGACCTGATAGGTTATCAACAACGTCTTGATCGTATCCCATAGCGACTAGATCGCCTGCACGTTTTTCTGTGCGATGACATACAATGTAAGCGTCATCAATTGATTTAGCTGAACCGTCAATAAAGAACTCTTCTGGTGGGATGCCCTCAATGACCATCTCACCTTCTTCAAACTTATGAGAAATAACCATGCTGTGCGTGTTACGCTCAACCTGCATACCACTCTCATCAACTTCAATCTCTACTTCTTGGCTATGCTCTACAACCTCAACACCGTCCTTACTGACTAGGATCTGTACTTCTTCGTCTGATAGGTTCTCGTAGGTGTAGGTCTTAGCGATGGTTTCAGTATTCCACCAAACCTTAGCCAGACCAACCTTCTTAACTAGAGCGTCATGTATGGCGTTACTAAGTACGTTGTAGCCATTACACTTATTAAATACCCAATGAGTGTATGCTGTCGCTTGTTCTGCGTTAGCTACGTCTTCTGGGCCTTTAGGTGTGAACTCTACGAACTTATCGTTAGACATAAACACACGCATCAAGCTAGGTTTAGCTCCACGTACAACATCACGCACCTTGGTAGAAACAACCTTAGAGCGTCCATCTTCATGCTCTAGGTCTACTTGTCCATCAAAGTAGCGCTGGGCGCGTTCACGCTGGCGGCTAATATCACTATCAACGTAGTCAATAGCAGCCTGTATAGCTTGCTGAATTGCTCCCTGAATATCATCTTCTTTCATTTGCGGCATTACATTGCACCTTGTTGCGTTGTACTTTCTGGCTGTACTTCACCTAATAGACCTTTCATGGCAACTTCAGAAGCCTTACCTGCTGTATATCCACCTGCTCCAACACTTCCAGAAGTAATCATATCAGTTAACTTTTTAACTCTAGCTTGTAGTTGAGCCATTTTACCACTATCTGATACTGCATTCTTAACAAATTGTGGGTCTTCACTTAAAAGAACTTCTGTAATCTGTCTACGTTGAGTGTCGGTTAGATTTGGAGCAAGCGATTTAATCGCCTTCATGCCCACGCTAATACCAGATGCTAAATTACCAGCAGATGCGCTTAACATCTCATCAACACCAATACCTAGATTTTGCTGTTTAGTTGCTGCGTCAACTAACTGTGTGCTTGGCCCAGTTATTATCTGTTCATAAGATAACTGAGTCTTACCTTGTAGTGCTAATTTAACAAGTGCAGACTTTTGCTGATCTTCTGGGAATACATTAGCAAACACCCTGCCTTCCCTTAGCTCTGGGTTAGCTAGCTTTGCCAAGAATCGTTTAGATCCATTAACAGACATCTTGTTATTAATGCTGGACATTATGCCTTCACGGAAAGCTGATATTTTAGCTGGATCTCCAGAAGACATTACTTTTTCTGCAAATATCTCGAAGGCTTCAACATCACCTGTAAACGCTTTTTTACCGCTATCAAAAGCATCTCTAGCATCAGCCATTCTTGACCAACCAGCGCGAGTATCTTTTAAATCTGGGCTAAAACCATCAATGTTTGTTTTCAGATTATCTTCTAGCAACATAAGCTCAGACTTCAATGCGCCTCGACCTTCACGACCAGCGACTTGAGCCTGTTCACTTGTCATGCGCCTGATTATTTCCACATCTTCTAATGTAGGCACTCGACTGACTTCTATTGCACCGTTATCAGCAGTTTTAAACAATGGCACTAAGTTGCGAACTTGGTAAAGTTTTTTTAATTCAGTTAGCGCTTCTGGTACGCGCTGAACTACTTCTAAAGCCTGCCTACTTAAATCTGGATTTGCTTCAACTTTCTTACCATTAACTTCAAAAACTTCGTCGTAAGCTTGCCCTAGCGCTTTCTTCCAATCACCTTCTTTCATTTGGGCAAACTTTAATACGTTCTTTTGTGTGCCTCCAGTTAAACCAACCTGAACCGCTTCTTTAGCAGTTGATCGTGCAGTATCTGCTCTAGCAGGCACAGCATTCCTTATCATTGATTCTGACTCGCCACCTTGAGACATGTACGACCTTACTGTCATATGTAGGCTTTGATTATCTGACATGGTTTCACCAGCAGCAATCTTTTCAAAAAGTTCATCCCGTGATAACCCTGTTTGATCAGCCAAACGGTTTAACTCATTCTCAATAACTGTACCCATGCGGGTATTACCACGTTGGCGTATAAACTCTAGAAATCTATCTGAAGCACCTCCTACAAGCTTACCAGCGTAATAACCTGCTGGGCCTGTAAAAGCGCCTACAGTAGCGCCTAATGGAGCATCCTTTAAGCTGTCAACACCTTCACGTTCACTTAATCCTATAGCTGCTAATCCACCCTCACCCATACCAAGTTGAATAGCCCTTACTACTGGTCTAGCTGCGTTAGTAACTGACAATGGTGTAGACGCACCAGCTGTAGCTATTGCTGGAAGCATTGCTCCTACGCCCTCTAAGGCCATAGCTTGAATTGGTTCGCGTTCTCTATGGGCGTTTATCTTCCTACGCAAGTCATCACGTATTTCTGTGTAACTTTCACTTTGAAATGGTGTACGAGCTAAAGCTTCAATTTCATCACTAAATCCTAATGATGCGCCCTGTGCTATTAATCTTGCCACTTCATCGTCAGGCTGAATATCGTCTAGTTGACTTAGTAATTGCTCAAACTGCTCATCTGATAATGCCATAAATATTCCTTAACTACGGTAATCTAATGCCTGTCAGGCTTGTGAATTTAGCCTTTTGCTCTGGTGTCATTTTTTTAATTTGATCAGCCGATAGTGTGTAACCACCAGTACCAGTAGCACCACTTCCAGCATTTTGTGGTGTTTGATAGTTTTGAACAGGTACTTCCCTAGCTCCTGAGCTGCCATACTGTTGTATGTATGCAGAGTAAGTAATATCACCCTTAGTTAACACCTTGGCCTGTTTTACTAATTCATTACGGAGCTTTGTTTGTGCGTTTATTTTATCTGCAATATGGTTCTTTAATTCTTCACCTTGTAGTGACAAATCCAAACCTGTGCTTAACGCTAGTTGCAACTCTTTCTCACTAAGCGCACCAAAAGTGGCGCTGTTAATAATATCTATACCTAGTTGATTGGCTGCTGCTCGCAATTGCGTAGTTGCAGCATTAAATGATGGAACAAATTTAGCTAAAAAGCCAGAACTGGCCCCATTATTAACCGCTTCTCTAGCACTTTCTAGCTTAGTTAATGATTCATCGATTGCGCCAGCACGACCAAATGCAGCAAATCCAACTTCTTTAGCCTGTGCAATATCAGCCGCTTTACTAGTAGCCTTTCCTTCCATATCTATTTTCTTTTGTGGCGTTAGCTGAGTAGCTCCAGAAACATCTACTCTAGTAGAACCTTTAGAGTTTGGATCTGACATCACTACATACTGACCGCCAGTTACTGGATCAGTTTGAATGCCACTAAATTTAACCATGTCACCACCGCCCATTTTAGCAGTTACGAATGACGATGCTATTTCCTTAAATAATGCTGGATTAGCTTTAGCTACAGATAACACTTCATCTGGAACCCCAGCCTGTTGTAAAGCTGCTAGCGTAGCATTGTTTTGAGATGTTGCAGCAGTAGCAGCAGTAGCCTCTTTACGCCTAAGCGCCAAAGCATCCTGTTGGCGACCAATACCCTGCATAATGTTGCCTGCGTTGGGATTTCCGCTCATGCCTGCAAAGCCAGAGGCAAGCCCTAGAGCCATCCTACGCCTATCGTCATCAGACATTGATGATAATTTATTTCCTATATTGTCGAGTAATCCCATTATCTTGTAGCTCCGTATGTACTAGCACCAAGTGATAGATAATCAAATAATCCCGGAGTATATCCAGATGTTTGACTGCCTACTGCTGGAGCTTGTCCAACCGCTTGTAATAAATACTGTAATGAATCTGCTGGTGCGCCAGTGTATCCTGCGTA